GTTTCCATAGTTGTTCAAGAAATCCATATAGTCAGTCAAGACTTGTGATTCATAACTGATCTTTCCGTCAGTTCCAAATCGTACCTCGTTTTGACGTTTGATTTCCTCTGCATCTAGTCCGTCATATAATACAATACATCCAAATTGTTTTTTGTATTGTTGACTATGTGCGTTACTATCACAGATTAGACTACTATTAACAGCGTTACTTGTTGCAAGTAGGTTATCATAGTTGACGGCCTGTATGTCAGGTGTGAACTTGTCATTTAGTGAGTATTGTTTACTACCAAAGTCAAAGTTCTGATAGCCTACACTAAGTTTATAGACGTGTTCTTGTGCTTGACACTCTTCTATTGCCATGACAATTTTACCAAGAGGTCCATCATATTTCACATTGTTTACTGACCAAAGTTCGAAATCACTGATTTCAAATTCTCTAGCAGTTTGAACATGTTGTGTCCTTTCATCCATGCCTTGCTTGCAAGTGTTCAACTCTTTGAGTAGATTCATCAATACTGAGTCTGATGCAGTTGCTATACCTCTATCGAGTTTCTCTTCAATCTTTTGAATGATTTTCTCGTTAGGTGAGAGTTTTGCTTGCTCTATTGCAATTTCTGCTAAGGCTTCCTCATTGAGTCTTTGAATCTCTTGGTCATATACTTCGTTTGATAGTATTGACTTGTATTCTTTTAGGTCCTCAATAGTGAATTTCTCTACTACTCCTTGCCAAGTACAGTTATACTCTATGGCTATTTCATCATACCAACATGATTGTCCATGTGATTCGAATGGTACTTCTACTGTTGAAGTTTCTGCGTATGCATATGTTGTTCCTATTGCTAATAGTGCAACTAATGCTAGTATCTTACTATCCATAAAAGTGGATACATGCGGTAACATATAAGCGTACTGCTAAAATAAAAAAAATAAAAAAAGATATAGTTCTATGCGTTAACAGTAGAGACTATAACGTATGTGTTTGCGTCAATTACATTAACACCAATTCTATGAGTCCATACGATATCCCAGTATTGTCCTGCGACATTCTTTTGGAACTCAATTTCCATCTTTCTTTGTGAGGCTAATCCCCATGCTTTACCTTTAACACATACAAGGTTTCTTGATGCGTTATTGGCGGATAGAAGTTCGTTGGTGACAATGATGTCGATACCATATAATCTTTCCATTTGTCCTAATCGTGTGACACTAGCGTTTCCGATCTGGGTGTACTCAGATAGGGAGGTTGAGGAAATTAGTGCTTCAAAGGCTCTAGGGCTGATGAAAGCAATCAAGTTACCAGGGGAGGTATCTTGACCTAATTCTTCAAGGTATCTCTTACTAAATGTAAGACCATCCTCGTCTAGTTCTGCGTCTGCATCTTCTTCGGTAGGATTTGATGTTGCTGCACCGTCAGAACCACCAATGTGGTAAGGGGCTGTAGTAACTCCACCAAAGTCTCGTGCTGTTGAAGCTAGGTCTTGGAGGATCAGTTTGTGTTCATCTCTAATGGACTCTAATCTTGCGGTTTCTCTTATTGCGTTTAAGAAACTTGCAGGATAATCCTCTAGTTCTGCTTTCTCAACTGTTTGTCTCCAACCTCTAATTGAACAGGTGACATCAATGCTTGTTAGGGTGTGGGTTGATGCTGTGATATCTGTAGTTGGGCTTTCAGTAATAGCTCCTGCATCTGGTACAGTGATTCTGTAGAATCTTGCTGTATTTTGTCCTACGGGAACAGCTTGGAATTGACCATACTGTCTAATAGGAATTGCAGTTTTTGCACCTAATTGAATTGAGATGTTGCTAGCTGTTTTAACTCCAGAAATAGTTCCTGATGTTGAAACGGCTTCTTGAACCTCACCATTGCCAGATTGTTTTTGGCTTGTGTGGGTTTGAATCCATCCTTCTTTCTCGAGTACCAATTTGTTATAGCCAGATTCAAAGAGTTTATCCATGAATTCTGTGGCTTGATCGTCAGTAAATGCTTCTTCTACATGACCTGCGTCAGAGGTTGATTCTGCTACTTCAGATTTTGGTTTCCATGCATTTGAAACAGTTTCAATAACTGCTTTTAGTGTATCTGCATTGGATTTCTCGATTCTTTCGGCTACTTTTTCAGAAGCGACTTCTGGGGTTGCTGTTGTTGGAGCGGGTGCTTCGACAACTGGGGCTACCTCAGTGTTTGCTTCGGCTTTACCTACTTCTACTTCGCCATCGGTTTCGATGGTTACTTTGACTTTTTCTTCAATTTTTTTAGAAATTTCGGTTGTCATATGTTGTATCTCCGTAGGTATTTCTATATTGGAAGTATTATCTTGAACTACAGGTGATATAAGTGTCGGAGTTTGTACTGTCATAGGTACTTGGTCCTCTTCGTATAGAATATGAAAGTCCTCTATAACTGCTAGAGTTGACTCTGGTATCCCTGGTGTTTTAACTAAACTTAATTCTAGTATATCTTTTAATATTGGTGAGTTTAAACATTTCTCTCTTTGTTCATCGCATAGTTCTCGTTGTTCCAACACACTTGCTCCTATAGATACTTGATACTGTTCATTGTCTAATTTGTTTTGCCATTCCTCATTCTCTACTTCTGCTTCATATCTTACTTGAGATTTCTCTACATCATAAGTGAATAGAACTGTACCGATATTGGTTTCAGGTCCACCATGTTCTACTCTTAGTGGTACTTGTACCCCATCGAATTTCTTTAATTCTTCTGTATCATAATATATGCCGTTTCTTGATTCTCTTGGCATTAATGCTATTCCTGCTATACGTTTAGCCATGAATAATCTGTAATGTTATTGATATAGAGAAGTATTGTTTAGATACTCTCACTTAGTACCTTTTCTAGTTTCCTGATAACCTTTGTGTAATCCTTTTGGCCTCTTATCTCCAAGCCTTCGGTAACGTTTAACTGTGTAGTTCCAATGGTACTGTATGGTACGGTACGCATAGGTAATATCCATGTTGCCTCGATTAATAGTATTGCGTCTGATGCAATGATGTAATCATATTTAATTGTCTCAGATACAGTTTGTATTTGGGTTGCCAATACGTCTAAGGACTGGGATGGAATATGTATTTTAGTATTGCCTGTAATTGGTAGTGAACTTTCAAAGTGTTTTGTTTCGGCAAATGATACTATCTTCTTTCCTGTCTTACCTCTAGATAATTGTATTATAGATCCTGCTGAAGCAACAGATGTACCATTGTCAGATGTTGCGGTAACAGTGTATGTATATCCATCAAGTTCAGGTGCAATATCTTCATAAGTTAATACCAGATCATCTACAGTTGCTACAATGATTCCATTTCTATATACCTCATATGATGATAGTGTTCCAGTTCCTATATTTGATGGGCGAACCCAATTCACTGTAACAGTATATGGTACAACATCCTGATCGGCTACACTTGCTATGACAGATGTAGGTGGATCAGGTGTTAGTAAAGCGAAATCTAATGATGAAAAGTTTGTAGTGTTAAAATCTGTATCATAGATTGACATTATCCTATAAAGATATCGCCTGAAAATTTGAATTCTGCTCTAAGTGGTTGTCTGTTGTCCAGTTTTGGTGTCCAGAAAACATGGACCTCTCTTACCTCGTTTGGCTTTAACATCTCAGGTGATTCAAATCGTAATTCTGGATTAGTATTCTCAATCTTGATATTATAAATAGACCAATCTGGATCTGTGTTCTTCATGTATACTGTATATTTAGTTGATTCTCCTAATGATACTCTTCCTAGATCTAAGGACTCTATGACTCTGTCGCCTTTGACATCCAAGTATATTTTAATCATTTTTTAACTCCTTGATAAAGTCTAATATTTCTGCGGTATTCTTTCTCTTATCGGATCTGTCCAGTTCCTCTCTCATGTTTACCATATTTTTAAGATCATTCATTGCTCGTTCTATTACTGTTTCTTCTTTGTCACTATTAGAAGTATTATCTGGTTCTTGAGTTCTGTTATCTTTCATTTGGTCCGTAGGTGTAACACTTGTGATAGGTGGTTCGTCAGCCATGTCAGTCTCGTTAATGTCAACACTGGAGTTGTTTACAAACCATTGTCTTGCCTCACTACGTCTAATGATGTTGTCTCTAAATGATGTTGTGACATCTGCTATGGTTGCCTCTTGTTTTTGAGGGGTTTCAAAGAATATTTGTATATCTTTGGCCTTAACGTTCTTGCCTCTTGCCTTTAGATATGGTAATACCATTTTTAACTTGATTTGATTGGCTAATCGTGCCTGAATTCTCTTTACTTTTCGCGTCAATACAGAGTCAGTAGACTCACTAGATGCACGTGCTGTAAAGCCTGCATTGAAGAATTGTAGTGGGAATTTGGAACCAGGCTCTAATAGATCCCTTTGAATGTGTTCAATGTAACCTTCGAACTTGCTGTTGCCACTTGACTCGATAACTTTGACATCAAATTCCTTATCCGTAACTATCTTTGATCCATGTTTCATCTTCTTTAGTGCATCTGCCTGTGTTTTAATGAACTGTTCTCCTGCATCTGCAAAGTGGAACATTACAGTTGGATCAGCGTGGCCTTCAAAGATCTTTGGCATTGCATCTTCCATCTTTTTCATTTGAATTAGTGGAGAGTCGTATATCTCTCCTGTATCTGGATTGGTATAGTTGGATAAGACAGAATGATGTAGTCCTCTGCCGAAAGGTTCTCTGGATACGTTAGTTAACTTGAACTGTGTTACCTCACTTGGTTTTAGTTTGATGTCAATATCATTAACGTGTTGTAAGTAGAACTTTATATCCCCATTCTTATTTCTTACAATGCTTTCTATTGTTGTAACTGGAACTTCAATGTATTCCTTAAATGTTGGATCATGTTCAAAGAACATATTACCACATCCTAGGTAAGAATAGAGTGCATCTTCGAGTTGTTCATCCCAGTTGATATCATCCCACCAATCTGTTACCATATCGGCTATGCTTTCCTTCTTTGCTGATACTCGGAGTCCTTTTCCTAGGACCATTTGGATATATGTTTCATTTGATAAGTTTAATCTAGGATCTTGGTTAATTGCGTTAAGAGTTTGTACAAAAGGTCTATCTGGAGCCAGTTCATCTATGTAATCACTCTGATTTACCTCACTTTTGTGGTTAAATGCCTCAATTACCCTGATTGAACCCTCATATTTCTCCTTAACTGGGTTAATTTTAGGTAAAACAGGAGCATTTGAGCCAGAAACACTCTTTCTTATGTTAAATATGTTAGCCATATGTGCTTTTCTAGTTGTTTTTGCATAAAGTGAAGTAATTAATCGTATTCAAAGTATATTTCGTCTGATCCATTAACACCAACACAGGTTAATCTAGAACCACTGACCTCTAATCGTAATCTAACCTTAAATGTTCCTTGTAATCTAGGTGATTTGCCACTTGCAAACTTTATTAATACTGTTCCATCTGATCCCAATGTTAGATTCTCGGTAGTTGTGAATACAAGTTCCCCATCTTGATCTATTAATCGTAACGTACCTGTAAATCCAGATATATCTCTTGCTGTTGCCAGCGTATTATTATCGTATACCTTGCCTGACAAGTCATATACGGTACTGTCTGTAAAGTCTCCTTGTACCCATGTCTTTTGATCCATAGAGATGTATAAAACCATAAGACTTATATAGTTTGTTGCATTATAGGAAGTTATGCTAGCCTATTTCACGCCAGCTCCAGTTTATCCTATGATTCGTAACGAACTGTTAAATGATTTACAAAGACAGCACGTTTATGAGATAGTCACGTTTCCCATGCATTATCCTGATGAGTTATGTATGAATGAGTTGCGAAGAAATACAGATCCTAACGTTATATTATATATTGCATTGATGAAAGGCATTACCCCGATTGTAACTGTGGGGGACCATAAGGCTTTTGTTGCAGATCTGTCAAAACCTAAAGTAACCAAAAAGAACAGCCGAAAACTACCTAGAGACAGAAGTGAAGTCAGAGAGAAACTAGAAAATAACTTAAAGAGTAAACGTGACTGATATAGATGCTTGTCCAAAGTGTAAAGAAAAGAAAGGATATATTTGGCATTGGGGTGAGATTAGTAACAGTCAAGGATATGCAGAATGTAAAGGATGTGGTGCAAAATTAAAATGATATGTGACTTGTGTAATGTACAGTTAATTAAAGAGGATGAATATATGTACTGTCCTAGTTGTAGAGCTCTTAACGAACAGGATGTATAATGAAAGAAGCAGAAAAACAAAAAATACGAGATCTACTTAAATGTGAACATGCTATAAATGGTTTGTTTTGTGTTACATGCAGGTATGACGCAAGTACCTACAAGTATGACACTAAGACAATGTTAACACTAAAGGGATTACCCGACACCAGCTAGAGTTCCCTGCCCCATCTTGTAATAGTACATGGCCAGTAACCAGGCATCACCGAGATCAAATGTGTTAACCTTGGTCTTGTTAGTACCTCCCTTAGCATTAAATTTTATTGTCATAAGTTGCATCTTGAGTTTCTTAAAACTTGGATGTATCTTGACTTCCTGAAAGTCTACGGCATTGGCTGCAAAGTTTAGCATCTTCTCACCATACTGAAGGAACGATATGTTCTGTACGTTTAGATGGTGCTTGTCTCGTAAGTCTCTAATCCCTTCTGCCCAAGAACCGTCAACAAATAGGCGTTTAGTTCTATACTTTGTGGATAACTCTTTGACCTTTTCAACAATGTCGATGTAAGATACTCTTTCAAATGATTCTGCATAGATAACGGCTTTTTTCCCTTTGTCTTTTTGCATAATACATATTCCGAATTCAGAACTTCCAAAGCCAGGATCAATTCCAATAACTCTATCGTTGCTGTCGTCATTGACTCTCCAGGAATACTCCTCAGCACAGCATAGTTCGATTCCCTCTGGAGAAAAGATATCACCGACATTCTTTCCCCATACGCCCAAGTATTCTCTTTCATAACTTCTTGCATTGCTGGCCTCCTTTAGGTATGCGGGACTAAAGATTGACGTTTTCGTTTGCGGATCAATCTTAAGGCCTGCCTCAACATAAAAATGGAATCTCTCGTATATTGTTTTGTCTGCTCCTGTGATAGGTTCTTGCATAATGTCGTAAAAAAAGCCCTTTGGTTCTTCTCCCGCTGTAGATACCCATATAACCCAACTATTTGACTTTCCAATGTATCTCTCTCCAACGGTTCTAACAACGCTATCATCTCGTAGCTTAAAGAAGCTTGCTTCATCTCCAAAAAAGAGACTAACCTTCGGTTTACCTCTAGCTGAATGGATGTTATTCGACGGATAACATTTAATTCGGCTGCCGTTAATGTCGAGTTCGTACGCACCATGATCTACATAACCTAATCCTTTTTTAGTTAAAAAACCTTTCGCTCTTAAGATAAGATCCCTTGCCAGATCAACGTTAGGTCCTGTTATAATCATAGCCTCCTTGTTTGTAAACCAGGGATCTGTAAGACTCTTCCAAACTATCCAAAGTAATATAAATTCCGTAAGTCCTAAACCTGTTGCCTTGTAAACACAAAACCACTTGCATGGGTTTGTCCTATCATCATCCAACTCTTCCATCTGCATCTTGTCCAAGATCTCCTGCTCATACGCATAGCAAGGATGGTATATTCCATCTCTCTCAGGACCACCATACGGATGGAATATGAAATGCCAGAAACAGCAATGCTCTTCCTTTGACAAGGAATCCTTACACCAGAATTTATCAGGTACCAAGGGTACATCTCGAGTTGCTGCCGCTGCAATAAACTGTAGCGTGGACTTGCTTGCTAGTCCTATGGTGTTGCACCTCGTTCACCGTCTTGTTGCCAGTTTGTATCCTCTTCCACAGGAGGCTCAACCTCGGGCATTGGCCTTGCAGGTCGTAACTTTGCTCTTTCCATTTTGAGTTTCTTAACCTGTAACGGTAACGCACTATCCTGCAACATCTTAAATGAATCTAATTTGATCTCGTGTCTTGCTCTGGCAAACTTTAAATATATTTCCTTGTCCATATCTTCCATGCCCTTGTTCTTCTCATCAAGCATAATCTCCTCAAGTGCGATAACATCCTGCTCAAAGCCAAGTCTTGCCCTGATGAACTCACCAATGTATGTATCCATAGCATCCTCACTAATGCTGTTCTCCATTTCCTGTTGAATCTGTTTAACGTGATAGTGAATACCAGGTGGAGATGTCTTTCCAAACTGTGACATTAGAACCGTATCCTTGTTTATCTGATCGCTTATCTGGTATGCATTTCTCCCAAAGAACATCCACTGAGTTGATACATATTCGTGCA